TGAATGCCGATCCCGATGGTGGTGATCCCCAAACGCTCCCCGATCTCGACTTGCTGACGCGCTTGTTTCGGTTGTCCCTCGCCATCGGTCAGACTCAGTACCACCTTGCGCTGCTCACGCCGTCCTAGCAGCATCTCGTGCGCCATCCGGATCGCAAAGTAATCGCAGGTGCTACCGCCCAACTTGATGCGACTGATGGCATCGATACCACGCGCAACAGACAAACCAAACGGTACCGGGATTGATGCGTAGTGATCAAAAGCCATCACAGAGACCGCCACGCCAGCTTGCGTCAGCGTCTGATACAAAGCAGCCGCAGCAGACCGGGCATGGGGTAGCCTAAGTTCCATCGAGGATGAAACATCGACCAGTATCACCACCGCCGAATCAATACCTTCGACTTCCTGATGACGTTTAAACAGTCTGACGTTGGTGTTAACTGAATGCAATGCGTTGACATTCAACGCGCCAGATTTTTTATTGATCGACCAGTCATCATATCCAGAGTTCTCAAACAGCTTGCGAATTTCATAACGCAGCTTGCCTGAGTTCAATTGCTGGAGTTTTGCTGGGTTATCGCGCAGGTGATGGTGGCGGGTAACCAGATTAACTTTGTCGTATTCGTATTGCTCGCCGCCGCGCCCGGTGGGTTCGAGTGTCGGCTCAACGTCCATCGCCTGATCGCCCTCGCCCGGTACCTGCGATTGCTCTGGGTCATCGCTTGTTTCATCGCCCGGCTGACCATCATCCTGACCATCGCTCTCAGGCTGATCTGGAGCCTGTGAGGGGGGTATTTGTAGCTGGGAGAAAACCCATTCCGCGACCGCCAGAGTGTCGGCTGAGTTCTTGCAGGTATCGATGCGCCGCGCAGCCTCATCAAACACCGGGTGCAGATTGACGGGCACCGGGGTGCGCTTGGCAAACCCACGCGCCCATACTGCGAGAGCAAACGGGTAGACCGCCGGGTCAGCCCAATCTGTTACCTTGTTTAAACTCTCATCGACCATTCCATCGACCAGAGTCTTCAGCAGTGGCTCGATATTGCCTGTCAGCCCGGACGCGATGGCACTGCGCTCGATCCAAGCATCCTCGATTGCGTTGTGCAGGGAGCGAACGTAGGACTTGTCAGAATTAACATGAAAGTTAGTGTATTTCCTATGTAGCAACTCATGAACCACAAACCCGGTGTATTTATTGACCAGTGTCTGAGTGACAATCTCATCATCCGCGACATTGGCAAGCATGATATTGCCGTGCTGATTAATCGCCGCCGTGCTGATGCGCGACCATGTAATCGTGACAGGCGGCAGACATAGAGCGGAGCAGATACGGTGCGCCGCAGCTTCGATACCTTGACGTAATTGGTAGCCTTTCATAATCGCCCCTCAGATAAGCTTGTTAATCTCAGTGTCGTTTAAACATGCAGCCCGGATAGCCTGTAAAGCCAGTGCCGACTCTTCAGGTTGGCGGTTGCCGATACAGGTTGCCCAAGCCTGATCGATGGTCAGCAGGGGTAGTGCGCGGACAAACGCGACGATCTGTCGGATCGATGGTGCGTCCACTACCTCGCCGGTTGCGACCTTCTGGCGCACAACATCGACGCAGGAAACGATCTTCTGTGCCAGCCGGGGATCGCAGCCTGTGTGGCGCACGACCGCGTCTACCTCATCCTTGATCGACAAATTGGTAAACCGCACGACCCGCGCAAAGCGATCAGCCAGAGCGGAGTTCATTTCCTGCGTCCCGGCATAGCGTCCGGACTGATCACCAGTGGTCAAGGTATTGTCGGCTGCGATCACGATCACGCCAGCAGCCTTGGTGCGTACCTTGCCGCCAATGGTGACGGTGGTATTCGGCTCAAGCAGGGCATTCAACGGTGCCAATTCGCCCGGTGCGGCGTTGCTGATCTCATCCAACAGAATGACGGTGCTGGGGCAAGCATATGCTTTCAGAAAATCACCATCCTCAAAAGCAGTATTGCCATTCTGCAAACCAGTGCTGCCCAAGTACTCATCGGCAACGGTGTATTTGTGGAAGTTGATCCGGGTGAAACCGCGCCCGGTACGGGCAGCGAATTGACGCGCAGTCTCAGTCTTACCTGCGCCCTTGGCACCGCCGAACCAGAGGTTTTCGCCTGTCATCTGGGACAACAGCAGGTGACGCAGGATGGTCTCAGTCCAAATGAAATTCGGATCGACGGCGGGTGCAGCCGGGTGGTCATACAGATCGACCATGACCGCATTACCCTGTGCATCGATAACATCGACCCCAAAAACATCCAGAGCAGGTTTGCGGTCAACGACCCGGACAGATACAGCGTCAGCCGCCGCCTGTTCTAACCCTGCCTTTTCGATCTTACGTTTAAACGCACCGAAACCCTCAGCAACAGCAGCATTAATCGCAGCGTCGATCTCGCCAGCGTCAAGGTTGGAATTGTGACGCGCAGCCCTCTCGACAATCGAGAGTCGATCAGCCAGATCAGCGTCACGCGCCACTGCGTCAGCCTGTAATTGATTAATGCCACGCACCACAGAATCCAGCCCTGTGCTGATGCGCCCGACATTATCTGTCAGTGCATCGACGCGCCCGACAACAGTGGTCAGACCTTGTCCAAGAGCGGCGATCACTTTGCCGCTGTTAGCTATGCTGGTTGCGGCAGGTACAGGTGCGGGTGCTGCGTTGGGGATCACGCCTCTGATCTGATCCAGAGTGATGCGCCCTGCGTCAACAGCAGCGGCAAGGTCTTGCGCCGCCGCCTGTTTGGTAGACATTGTTTTGCCCAGTATCTGCTCATATGCAGCCCGGACAGTTGCCAGCGGTTGCTGTAGCACCGCCTCGTATGTGTTTTTATGGTAGCCCATTATTCCCCCTCGGAGTTGTCAAGATTGAAAAGATCACCGCAGCAGCAGGTAGGCAAGCCAACCTTCGCCCATTTCGCGGTTAATCGGATGGTGTATTTGCAGGATGGGCAGGATGCCTTGAGCATCCGGGTAGCTTGCTTTTTACGGGTGGTCATCGACAGATGGGCATGGGGATATGCGCCCAAACCAGCGATGATCGCGTTGTATGCATCATCAAACCCTGCGCCAGCGACAGTCGATTTCCACGCCTGTTTTCCCGATCCAGCAGGTACAAGGTGCATTGCAGCCGCCCATTTTTGAAAGGTTGTGCCGTGATTCAGTGCGCCCGGTAGTGAGTGGCATAACTCATGAACTAGAACGTCAAACACCCGGCGGGGATCATCCAGAGTCGGCGAGATCAGAATCTCGAATGTTTTATCAGCAGACGCAGTGTCAGCCCAGCATTCGCCGATGGCACCGGATCGCCGGGCATTGCTGGGAAAGCCACAGGTGACGCGTATCTTCTGCGGGATAGGCGCAGCCCACAGATCAAACAGCGGACGCAATTCAGAGACCGCAGCCAGCAACCACTCTTCGCGTGTTGTAAACATGATAACCTCAGACGTTGTAGTAAGTGGACAGGTAAACCGTATATTCGCGTGGTGAAATTTTGCGAGCATATGCATTCGTAGTAGCGCAGCCGCAGCAGTCATGCTCATGACGGCACCGGCTGGTGGTCATGGTGTCTTCAATGGCACCGGACAAATCGATAGACCGCAGGGCAGATGGTGCGATCACGCGGGTGATCTGACTGTAACCATCGATACCGTTATCTTCGGTCAGCCGTGGCTTCAGTGCCTTGACGGTGCAGACGTAATCGGACTCATCAAGGTGATCCCAGCCAAGTGCATAGTTGTGCGTCAGTCGCGTGTAAAGGTGCAGTTGCATATAAACCCCCTGTTGTCAGATTGTTACGTTTAAATGAATGTACTACTGAGCGGATTAGATCATAGTGCTATTACCTGTGCAAGTGCTATTTACTAGTAGACGACAATCTATTCCATTGTTTGAACGGCAACTCCACAGATATACGTTTCATGTATGGTGTACAAACCAGCAACTGTGGATAACTTGTTGCCAAAGGATAAAAAAAACTCACAGGTTCAACGAACGCGAGGCGGGTAAGGGTAAGGTAGCCTGAAGAGAAAAAACGGCTCAGAGGGGCTGTAAACGAGTCTCAGGGGCATTTGCATGGTTGACAACAAAAACAAATGCATTGCCATGCTTGCACTTGTGGATAAGTGTGTGGATAATGCGAACGAAGCGTTTACACGCAATAGTGCTGCGTGATGGTGTTTGAAAGTCAATTGTCAGTGGGGCAAGGCATGAAAAAGACAAGTCAGGAAGAGTATCTAGCGGCACTGGAAGAGGCAAACAGTGCGATAGAGGATGATTATCAGGATGACAACACGCCGGGGTTCGATAGCGAAGCGGAGCGGATGGCGGCGTCATTACCACCTAAGAGAATAAAGAACATCAACAAACCACTTACAAGCCAACAACAGGCATTTGTGAATCATGTTGTATCAGGCAAAAGCCGCAGAGAAGCTTACCGTCTCGCCTATAACACGCAGATGTCAGACAGTGCAGTCAGCAGCAATGCAGCCAAGCTTGCAGCCGATCCACGCATTGCCAGCATGATCAACGCCGCATGGGATGAGACCATTGAACACCTTGCAGAGGATGTCGCAAGCACTCGAAGGTACGTTTTGCGGAAGTTGGTTTCACTGAGCAAGGATGCCAAGCAGGAAGGCTCACGTTTAAAAGCACTGGAACTGCTAGGCAAGTCCATTGGGCTATTCACTGGCATCGAAGAGAAGACCGACAAGGCTGTTGCACCA